GGGAGTTTTAAGAGTGAGCTTGCGCTCGGCTCCCCTCGTGTGAACGATGGACAATCTGCACACGAACAGACATTTTACGATTCCCACATTCATCTTCAATGGTCCACGAGACGCCTTATGGCGGTGGGTGGACGTGCAGTGAGCGATCAACGCTGTTTCACTGGAATGAATCGCAGTCCGGCAAACCCCATTACTGGGGCCCCTGAGGTGCACGCGCGGGTGATGGCGTGGACTCGGGAACCGGATTCAGACTTTCGCCGGGCACGAAGTGCACGGGGCCACGGGAGGTGGCGAGGTTCGATGAGGGTAGTATCGAACGAGGAGTCATGAACATTTGGTTGAAGCCATGGTCAGCGCGCCCGAGGGCGTCAGCATTCCACTGAGCCCAGGCAGTGAACGGATTGTCATCCTGGGCAAGGAGCGACGGCGGAGGGGGCACGGCGGCATGGCGGTTTGGCATGGTTGGTGAAGACAACACACTTGCACTCGAAGAGCGGATAGAACCAGAGAGCGGGGGGGGGTTGGTCCCGCGAGGGGTGCCAGCCATCATCAAGCGGTAAGGCTTGGGAAGCTGGACATCATGGTTTGACGCTTCAAAATCAGGGCGCGGTGATGGAGGTGTTGCCTGGGCGGTAGGGTTCTCACTAGGAAGAGCAGGTGAGACCTCATGATTCGCCAGGTTAGCCTGAGGAGTTTCAGGCAGGTTGGAAAGGCTGGTACTAGCGACTGAGCTGATAGAGTCGCTGGATTCCGTCGCTGAAGAAAGAGTGCTTGATGTTGGAGCACTCATGAGCGAGGTGTTTCCATAATCCCATGAGAGGGAGTGAGAGGTGCTTGCCTCAGAGGACATGCTGGGCAGGGTGTAGGAACCTTGAAGGGTTGTAAGGTCGCTATCGCCTGACTCTGAGGTGAAGCTAGAGGAAGAGGAGGAACTCGAGGGTCCGGCGAGGGAGGGAACGAGTTCTCCAGTCTCGGTAGGCACCAGAGGAGCGTCCATATCAGGGAGCGGATCGAGAACTTCGCCGTCGGGGCGGGGCTCGATGAAGGCTCCACTAACGGAGTTGGATCCTTCCGAGAAGTCGGAATTTGGTGCAGGGGGAGGCGTAGGAGCAGGTGCAGCGGGGGTAGGCACCGGTGCTTCAGGCGTACCGACGACGTTGGCATTGGTGTTTTGAAGACCATAGCCGTAGTTGTTGATGCGCCATGCCTCCATGTCCTTAGCATTTTGGAGGCCGAGGGCGGCCTTCAGGCGGATGACGTCGTTGAGGTTAGCGTTCTTGAGAGTAACCATCTCACGAGCCATCTTGTTGTTGAGCATCGTGGAGCCGACGCTTCCAAGGCCAGCGCCGAGTCCGGCGAGAGTGCCGCCAATAATCATGGCTGTAGCACAGGGCTCTTGGTAGGTACGGCGGTGCGAAGGGCCATACCGAGCAAAGTCGGTTTCGGCTGTTTGAGCAGTCGGGCGGGTGTCAGCGGTAACGCGTGACACGAAAGGTGACATGTTCTGGGCGCGGTAGACGGTGCCCTGGAGTGCCACTTGGGTCGCAGTGACGACGCAGTCGTCGATGATGTCGGTGTAGGCAGCATAAATGCTGCTACGAGTCATCGTATTTGGCAGTGAGATCCAAGGACTAAGAGTTGGGTCCTGTGGAATGCGGACTGTAGCTAAGGGAAGGTGGAATTTAGGGTCCGAGAAGGTGAGTTCAAGTTCTCGGTTAGGAAGGAGCTCTCGGCGAAGTTCGTCGAGGCCCTTACGAATGGTTCTGGAGGGAATAATGCTGGTGCCGTTGTTGGCAACGACCTCAGCAGAGACGAACGGAACCGGGCGGTCAGTGAAAACAGCACGGAACATGCTCGCCAGAGGGAAGAGGGTAACGTGGGAGTTACCGCTGAAGACTTCCGCAGCAGAAACGGAGTAGGCGACGACCGTGTAAGCAGAAGCGCAGTAGCCCTGGAAGGAGCCACCGTTGTCAATGATGAGGTCATTGGCTCTTGCATCTTTCCACGTGTCGGCGGGGCAGGTAAGTTCGGAAGCACCCAAGAAGTTAACCAGTGCGCCTTGGTAGGACTCACTGGCATACATCTTGAAAGGTGCGTTCTTGAAGGTGAAGACGTAGTCGATGAAGCTATCGTCAGGGTCGGCGCTTGTCCAGCGCACTGTGAAGGTGCCGGAGACTACGCCAGACGTCGAGGGTTCGGACGAGGGCGTAATGACTTTGGCAGTTGCAGTGGTGTTAGGAGCAGCAGGGTCGGTGTATTCGACGTTGATGGACTCGCCGACAATATTGTAGCCAAGCTGGCAATAGCTCTCAAGGTCAATGACGTATGAGGGCCAGCCGGCATGGGCTGCAATGGCAGGATCAGTGCATCCGGCAAGGATAGGGTGGGGGGTTTCAGGGTGAGTAGCCCCAGCCTTGTCGAAGAGGAGTGAGAAGTACTCCTTTGAGATAATGATGCGTGTTTCAGCATCACCGATCTTGTCAAGGGTAGTGAAGAGGAAGTGACTAGCCATATCACTTTCCTCAAGTGCGTAGGGCCAAGCGAGGGCGTTGCGACCGTCGATGGCGAAACGGATGTCGGTGGCGCCAAGAATCTGCGACATCGTCTTCCCAATGAATGGGTTGACGGATCCACTGAGACCGAGAGAGGTGTCAGAGGGCAGGATGGCGTTTTGGCAGATGAAGTCAGCTCCAAGACGTGAGTAGACAGAGATCCCGGCAATGGGGATTGAGTCTGGGGTGGAGACAGAGCCTTGCAGAGGGTGGCCGAAGGCGAGGACCCAGTAGTAGGTCTTTGCTTCTCCGCCAAGGAATTGATCGCGGGTGAGGTAGGCGCGAGTCTGGTCATAGAAGTGGTTGGCAAATTCGATGCACTGGAGATCTCGGGCAGAGAACTCACGGAAGGCAATGGCAGTTAGTTCGCCGAGGGTGTACTCGGCTTTGTCTTCCGTCGCGAGTGAGAGGAAGAACGAACCGGACATGGTAGGGTTCGCATTGATCGTGATCTTGGTGTCGATAGAACCTGAGACCACGGAATGTGCCTTGACCCACGCGAGAGCGTATCCCGAAAGCGAAGAGGCGTCGTAACTGTAGATCGCAATGCGTTGGCCAAATTTTCCGGAGTTGTCGGCCGTGAGGGTGGCGACAAGGTTCCAGTTCTGGTAAGCTTTAGTTTTAAGGTCTCCATGGAGACCAGCGGCTGCGACTCCCATAGTTGGTACTCCGCCCAAGGGACTGGCGAATTGTGGGCCAGTTTTGTCGGAGTAGGTGGCGGTGACTTGCAGGAGTTGAGGCATGTCAACGGCGCCTCCAGAGCAGGGGATCTGGAAGGCGTGGAGATAGTCGGTGTCCCGGTGCTTGAGAATGTCTCGGGAGCTCGCTGGGAGGTAGTAGAACATGGGGTCGAGGGTAGTGAGATCACCGCGGAGGCGGTGGACGGTGCTTCGATACATGTTGATGGTCCAGCGGAATTCGGTGCGTTTGACTTTTGGAATGACTCCATCCTTATACATGTCCTTTGGGGAGGGCATGCGTCCTTCTGAGCGAAGGTAGCGGGCTTTGTAGCGCTGCAGATCGTCACGGCTCGGAACGGAGATGCAGGGCATCCCGAGGTGCGATGGGTTGGGCACATATGCTTCTTCGTGAGCATTATCTGGCCACTCAGTAAGGCGGATGAGGGTGTTGTCGAAAGGAATTTCGCGTAGCACGCCGGACATATGGTAATCGACATGCCACTGTCCGTCAGTGAGAATATGACGGGGCCAGAATCCGTAAATCCAGTAGTCGGCAGGAGTGGGGGCGCGGTGGAGGTAGGCAGCGAGATCGCTGGCATGACGAGGGGGAACTCCAAGGGGACGAAAATTATGGTGGATTTCGTCTTCAGGCAGAAATGAAGTCGGCAGGGCTTCGGCTTTGGGGCCAGCACATGGGTAGGAGCTGGTTACAGTCTTGGCGAGTGAGCGGGGCTTGCGGGGGCGAGCGCCGTTGCATGGGACATAGACTTGGTTCGGAGCACGTGGTGAAGAGACGGTTTCGATGGCAGGCTCAGGGGTGACAAAGTTGTCACCAACGTTAGGTGGAAAGAGGTTTTCCACATTTGGAGCCTTGTGAGTGATGGCGGAGACAAATTGGTCCTCAGTCATGAGGTCGGTGTCGTAAACGCCATAGTTGATGGTGCCATATTCAAGGCCTTTTACAGCGGAGCGTTTGGCGAGATCGTCGCCGACGCAGTTGTAGGCTGCTTGGCGGCGATCCTTGAAGGTGGCGATGGCGAGGCGGATAACTTTGAGAGGGTCAGTTCCGGTCGTGGAGGAGGTAATGGGTTTTGATTTACCTCCGGTGATCTCCACGGTGCAGCGGGCACCGAAGTGGTTGAGCACTAGGGTGGCGCGTTCGCTGTGGAGGATTTCCAGGTCAGTTTCGGTGAGGGCAGGTCGTTGGAGCTTTACCACATCGACATAGAGTGACGACACGGCAAGAGAGTAGGCGTCCTTTTTGCGGGCCGCTTTGCCCTGGGCATGGAGGCTGCCCAGAGAGACAAAGCAAGTCCATTCCTTGGCGTTTTCGGGCCCGGAGGGCTCGAAGCGCGATTGGAGGTCTACGTTGAGAGACATTTCGTTGAACTTGGGTAGGGCAAAGTGGTTTTCTTTGGCACAATATTCACGGAGGCCGGTGACGTCGATATAGATGCGAACGGTCTTTTGAATGTTCTGGTAGATGAAGAGATAGTCGATGCGAGCGTAGTTTTCTGCGTTGTCGCTTAGAGAGGCTATCACAGTACCGCACGTGGGCTTCTGGATAAGCCCCTCCGCTAGTGCTCGGTCAGCACTAATGCCAATTTTGGCAAGAAGTGCCTGGAGGAGTGCATCAAAGTCAGCAGGGAAATGAGTGTTAAGTGCAATGTGAGGGTTGTTCACAAAGACATCATGGATACGCTGGATAAAGCTTTGAGCGATTTCTCGCGGGTGACAACCACATTCGATGAGAAGGGCGTCAATGAGCTGGGCTAGGTGTACCGGAGAGGCGGAGGAGGACCACTGGACTAATGAGATGAGAGAGATTAGTTTGAGTGATCCAAGCCAAGAAGTGCCAACAGGGAGAAAGCGTCGTGAACAGAAGGAAAGTTCCTTAAGAGGCTTGAGGTCAGTTCCGGTGAGGGCATTCTTAGAAGATGGGGTATAGGTCATGCTGAAGTCGTTTGCCAGGATGTCGCATTTAACTTGCCCATTGTAGTAGGGAGCAAATTCGGGTTTAATCATGGTGACGGAGTCGTCTCCACAACAGATCCAATCGATGGCATGCAATGGTTCTTCAGGTAGGATGGGGTGTTGTTTGCGTGCAGACATGTAGCAGTACACTTGCAACAGGTCATTGCAAACGCAGTTGAGTAGGGTGGTGATGGCATTCCCACTGGGATTCCCACCCATTGTTTGGTAGACGTGGCCACGGGCGCAGTGGACGGAGGTGATGAGGGAGTGGATAAGGCAGTGACGAGCACGCTTACAATCATCACCATCGTCAAGGATGGCGTCGAGGCATTGAGCGGCTTGGACCATTAGATCGGCACAGAGGGACTTATCATAGTTAGAATAGTCACCATCTTCGCCGAACTCAGAGGTCTTAAGGAGACGTTTGGCTATTGGGTCGAAGCCAGTTTGGAAGTCAAATCCGATCATGGCATGGGCTTTAAGATGTTCCTTTGCGAAAACAGCCATGGCGGTGCCGAAATATTTTCTGACGAGGAGGACTTCCTCGACGGGAGCGGCCTGGTAGAGGCGAATTTTCCCTTTATCGGCAGAAGATCTTTCGATGAGCTCGGATTTTAAGCTGTCAACCGAAATGAAGTTGATAGGTTTACCTCTCCGAATATAGGATTCGGCTTCATTGATCCGGGCAATGGTTTGGTGAGCAACTTTATCATCTCGCCAGATGAGGTGGCCGTTATTATCTCGAACGAATAAATCGCTCTTGAGAGGCTTGCCCTGGGACGCTTGGTAAAGACCGGCGCCAGCATGCATGCGAAGGCACGCGAGGTAGCCGGCGTATGGTCCTGTACGAATGCCATTGAGAGCCTCGGAGGAGGTGAGGCGTTTGGAGTGGACGCCATAGATGTCAACGTAATGGTTGGCAAGCCATTCAGCAGCACTTGAGAGGATGGCCTGATTGTAGTGAAGAGGCCGGGGTGCCTGCTTGGCAATAAGTGTGGGTAGTTGCCCATAGACTTGCTTGCCTTTATGGACCATAAGATGACGGTGGTATGGCCCTGGAGTTTCGCGGTAAGTTTCCCGGGTAGGTAATTTAGCAATAGCCTGGGGGAAGTACGCGCGTAGCGGAGATGGTTTGAATGAATCCTTGACAGGGATTGAGTTGGAGTTGGTACGTCCAAGGTAGGTAACGCCCTCGAGCTCCATTTTTGAGGGAGCACGATTGTTGATGAGATCAACATCGGAGGAGAGCATGGTGACCATTCCGACAGGAGTCGGAGCCTCAAGGATCATTCGGGGTTCTGTTGGGTTGAAGAACTCCTCGGCTACGGTGGCAAAGGTGACTGAATGGTCGAGAGGACATTCAGCACGAATAATGCCGACGAGGCGTAGGCTACCCACTGCATTGCGTGCCAGCAGGGGGGAGCCACAATCCCCTCCAAAGACGGTGGGCTTGGAGAAGGGACCGGAGTGTAAGGTGTCACTCATCATTACAGTCCTCTTGTTTTGAATTGTCATAAGGGTGGGACAAAGCGTAGGAAGAGGAATCGGGAGAGTAATATTGTCTCTTGGGATGTAACAAGTGGCGTTTTCAATCGTCGATAGAGCGGAATACGAGTCGAGGTATTTCCACAAGCTTGGGACGGCACGGTCTATGGGCTTGATCACTTTCATGATGGCTAAGTCATGTTCTCTATTAGTGACGACATGTTTAAAGTGGTGTATCTTGTTCTCATATGAGAAGCTAGCTTCTTTGAAGTCGTGATGGTCGGTGATATGGGCAACGGTGAGGATAGTCTCCTTGTCCATTATTAATCCGTAAACGCCTTGGCCACTGGGCAGGTCAATGCGAATAGTGGCAGCACGGATCATTTCTTCAGTAAGCGTACGATGGGGCCTATTCTTGCCGGCGACGGCTTCATAATAGGGTACACGCCAATCCACTTTGGAGTAGGTGTGGGTGTTCTTACCCGACTCTTTACGATCTTCCTCAGTGACCACAACAGAACCGCAGGGGGTTTGAGGAAGGATGGTAGTGACAGTCGCTTTGACGTCAGAAGGCGGGGTGTCTTTGCTATCAGCAGTCGGTTTCTTAGACTGCTCGCCTGATTTGACTTTGTTAACAATGGCACGGATTATGAACCCGACCATTACGGCTCCGAGGATAACGCCGACAAGTATCATGATAACTTTGAATACTTTGTTTTTGCAGAGTTGGGCGAATCGGAGCTTGATGGCAATCAAGCGTTGAAGACGTGTCCGCTTGGCTACCCTTGTGGCGGCTGTAGCGGCAGCATCATTAGCGATTTCAGGAATGCGCATGATATCTTCTTTGTTAGCAATGACGAACATTTCTTCCTCAGTAGGTTCGGCATTGAGGCCGTCACTGAGGAGGAGGTTGAGGTGGCTTCGAGTGTACTCGTATTCAACGTTGTTCTGAGAGAGAACAACGGAATCCTTATCATGTCGGGAGAGGACAATGTCGAGGTCGGAGGGAACGTAAATAACGTTACCCTCAGCATAGATGTTCTCTTTTCCAATTTGGATGTGAACACGAGCATTTGGTTTAGCTTCCCATACTCCAGTGATGAAGTGGGAGCAAAGGGCTTTGAGTTGGTCAACGGAAACGCTTCGGAGTTTGAAGCAGCTTGGTGGTGAAGCGTTGAGAGCCATGGAAAGGTCAAAGCCGATATAGACAATATCCCCGGGGAGAGGGAGAGCAGCGGCGAGGTCGTCTGCGCTGTAAAGGATCTTGTTACGATAGTCCTTAAGGTTGTTGCAAAAATGCGCAAGAGACTCGTAATCTTTCATACGAAGGACGACATCGTATGGCCCGGGGATAGGCGTGGAACAGTTCTTGTAGGTAACGGCACCAGAGAATTTTGCGGCACGGTTGTAGGCGCGAATAAGGTCTCTGGCAAAATTGAGGGGCAGGACTGGTCGGTTTTTGTCAGTTGCATCGATAAGTTTGGATTGTTTCCCAAACACACGAGGCGTGGTTTTGTACCATACGTTATAGGTGGGGGTACAGAAAGTGTCTTCCCCAGACGTGGTACGAAATGTGCCGACCAGACCAGATCGTCTAATAATTCCCTCTGTGGTAAAAGGACTTTGGTAGGTATTAGTGGTGGCGGCGGTGATGCGGTTGTAGTCAGCAGGGGGGCAGGAAGTGCTCCCAACATCTTTCCATAAGCGGAATTTTCTCCATCCCTTGACGACAGAATTCTTGGGTTTGAAAATCTTAGTCAAGGGAATGTTAGCGGTATGGAGAATAAGAGATGGTGCTGGGAGGACGTTGATGGCGGCTTGAACTTTGTTTTGATAATTGACGAGGAGGTCGTCAAAGAAGGCGATGACAGGGTGGGTTGGTGGGTCTGCCATCATGCGGTCTAACTCAGAAGGGGAATTGAATTGAAGGAGGTCCATGTGAGGAAAAGCATTGTTGACGACAGGGAGGAACGAGCGAACGCTCTGTGTCTTGCCAGTGCCAGCTTCGCCTGAAATGAGGCCACAGACGTGTTGTGTTGCGGTGGTGGAAGTACCAGCGCAGGCCTCAGTAGGTGGGGGGTCAAGGAAGAGCTTGATTTTAGCTCCATCAGCCATAAGTTGGTAGAACTGGCTTTGCATTTCCTTGATACAGTCAAGTTCTTTAAGGTCGACCTTATGTTGACGTAAGGCTTCATCGATAATACCTTTAACGGTATCACACATCTCGTCATAAGACATGACTTGGTCGACAGGGTTACCACCAATATCGCAGGTTTGGTGCGTGATGGTGACGTTTCGATAGTCCTCGTAACGAGGTATGATGTTCTTATTGTTGCGGGTAACTGGGTTCATTGTGACACCCTTGGGAAGAACAATGTCAGTCTTAAAGGTGTGCACACGAGTAGCAACAGCATCGGAGCAAGCCTTGTTCAACTTTGTATCAAGACAAGGCATTGGTGGGTTAGAGGTGAGGAAGAGGCCCCACACAGAGTTATATTGGTCTTTCTCAAAGGCAGCGGGGATAGACATCGAAGCCAATGAGCCAATGCGATTGAGGTCCTTGATAATAGGGTCCTCAAGGCCAAGGAGAAGGAATTCGTCATGAATGGCGAATCTTTGGCCTGCGTATGGTTCGTAGAACTCTTTACGTTGTGTGAACGTATAGAGAGCAGGATCAACACCGTAAGATGGTGCGATCCTCTTGAC